CCTTTTTTAATGTAATGTGTATAAGGGACTGACCATTGGAATTTACCCCAATCTTGTTCTGGAAACCAATCAATCCACGTTTTTATTGTTGTCGTTTTGAGTTGTGGGTTTGTATTTCTTATCACTGCCCATCTGGATCTAGCAATTCCATCTTGTCCCGGTTTTTGTTCTAAGGCTCTTCTAAATATTTCAATACAACAGCTTACTGATTTGCCACTACCTACTGGTCCTCTTAGACCACGAAAGAATGAATCATCTTTCATGAACTGTTTGATAATATTTCCATCTGGCTTATAAGTTAACGATGTCATTCTCTACTGCTAGTTTGTAAAGCTTCTCTAAAGTCAAAGGATTTAAAGATTCTAATACTCTTTCAGCCTCTCTATCAGTAATTGCTTCTTTGGGTAAGTCTTTCATATGGCTCATCTTGACAGCCATAACTAATTTCTTCATAGCTGGTTTGTTATACTTTCTAAGTTTTTCTATAGAATGAGCCATTATTTTTTAGGTTTGGTTGGTTTTTTAGGTTTGTTTCTATCAAAATATCCAGCAAATAATCTTCTTAACGCAGCAGCATCAACATTAGGTTCTTTTGGTCTATTGACTGGACTATAAGGACCTTCAAATTTTTTATATGCACCTACATTTTTTCTTGTACCTGTGCCTCCTACTTCAGTCATTGCTGCTCTAGCTACATCAATATTTCCTCGTTTAAGACCTTTTTTAAGTGTTATTTTTCCGACATTGCTAGTATCTTTCCTAAACTGTCTCCTCAATAAAGCTTCTCCATAATCATCCATCAATGGTATACCAGATCCAATATTGGTTATTATTTTATTATCTAATCCTTTAGTCTTACTGCTCTTAGCTAGAAATCTCATATAACTTAATGCTCTTGATGTTGGGGTTTGTTTAATTATATTTTCTGTTTGTATTATATTTTTTGTAGCATCTCTACCAACAATATTTTGATATTGAACACCTACATTTCTCGAAAAAGGATTATCTACAAAGATACCTTTACCTGTCTTTCTATCCTTAGCATATGTGTATTTAGCAACAGTAGACAATGCATCAGCTTTATCTAATGTTTCTTGTGGAGTATCAATCTTAGTAACATCTGTGCCTCCAGATCCTTTTTTTGCTAACTTAGTAGTTGCTTCTGTTGCTTTGACATCTGTTACTTTTATACTTGGAAAAAATCTTTTAAGGTATCTTTTTAAAACATTCTCAGCATTTACTGACCCTTTAGATGCTTTGCTTTTACCTGGCATAAAAAATTCTGTATATGGATCTCCACGTTTTTCAGCATCTTTAATCTCTTTCCTTACACCAGTTACAACCGCTCTTCTTTCTGCTCTAGCTTGTGCCTCATCAATTTTTATATCTTTAGTATAGGCACCTGTTCTCTGGACATCCCTTTTAACACTCTCTTTGTATATACGTTGAGTATCTTTGATACTTTCTGTTTTTTCTTTAGAACCTTTTCGTTGATAATTATAAGATTCAACATTAACTTTTGCTGGAGTTGTATCTCCTCTGACATCGTGTACTACTTTACCTTTTGATAATGGATCTTTAGTTGCTTCTTTGATATAGGTTTGTTTATCTTTTCTAACGCTGCCTACTTTTTTATCAATTACAATTGCGCCTTTTGCTTTAAGTAATGTAGGAGCGCCTCTCAATAGATAAGATTGGGCTAAGTCTCCCAGAGGCTCATAATTGCCCTTTTTTGCCTCTTTTCCAGCTTCATAGCCCACATACCCTAGTGTTCCAACATTGGCTGTTTTTAGTAGTTTAGGGATTGCTTTACGAGCTATTGTTCTAACAGCAGTGCCAGCAATGATTGGGATAAGTGGTAGTGGCATAATTATCCTTGTTGGTCTATCAAATCTTGTGCCATTTTAGATGCTTGTTCATGGCTGTGTCCTTTAATTTTTTTAAGTTCTATATAGTCTTTGACTCTTTGATTACGTCTAGACCTTTTCTCTTTTGCTTCATTAGCAACAATTTTTTTAGCTTTACGAATGTTTTTTGCTAGGCTCATTGATTATTCTTTTTTAAAATATTGTAAGACGATTGAGGTGTAAGTCTTTGAAGAAGCGTTGTACCTCCTATGCCTAGTCCTGTTATAACTCCAGCTTTGGCTATTCTGCTTCCAGCTGAATGAGTTTTTAAAGCTGCCTTAAGAGCATTTTTTTTATTAAATGCATAATCTTGTTGATTTGCTACTAAAGATCGTTCAAGCATTTTTGTAATTCCTTGTACTTTTGTCATTTTTTGATACTTATCTGGACCCTCTGGTAACTTTTTTAACGTTTTTAAATGTTGTTCAACCTCTACTGCACCTTTCTTAATCTTTCGTACATTCCTTTCAGCTAGTTCTGCTGACCTTAATTTATGCATGAGTTTAGTTTGTTTAACAGCTGTACCAAGCCCTTTTATTAGCCCATAGCCTAATTTAGCACCTCTCACAGCTGGTATTAAACTAATTGCATCAATTGCTAATGAAGTTGGGTTTGCTACGTAATGATCTTTTACTCTTGTTAATAAAGATTTTTGTGACATTATTTTTTCTTCTTCTTGTTCATTGGCATCTTCTTAGCAGTCTTTTTCATTGGTGGTCTGCCTCTCTTAGATCCATATGTTCCTTTTCCCATTGGCATATCTATTCTCCTACTCTAGTTTACTTTTGCTACTTAAAATTTTTTTTAAGCGCATCAATTACTCCTCTCTCTTTATACCACGAGGTGTTTAGGATTGTGAAGTACTTTTTGAGGAAATATCGTGGGGGAAAGAGATATATATATGACGTGTGTTAGATTTTTAAACCCCATACTAGCTTAAGTCAATGTTAATAGAAAAGTTGCCATCGATTAGATGTTGGTGCTTGTCTGGAGCCTTAAACCCAGCACGGTCTAAGATATCCTTGCTAGCTTCGAGACGTACATACTCTGAGTTCGCACCATCAGACAATGATACGATGGTGTTGATAGCTTTAGTCGAGCCTAGTGCGATCTTCTTCTGTACTTGTTGCATCATGTATGCCTGTACTTCTGGTTTGTGTAGCATTCTAGAAGCTGAGACTCGGCTAGAAACACCCTTGTATCCAGCGAGCTTTGACGCCTCTGTTATCGTACATCCTTTAGCTACGAGTGTATCTACAAGTAGCTTTGCTTTATTGCTTATAGCCATTATTTATATATAACAGAGTCGGCAAGATTATTCTATTTCTTTTTTTGTGCGAGCAAGCTCGCTGTCCAACTAAGTTGGGGTTTTTTTTTCTCAATGCTATCTAAGGTATCACACGTCTCAGATGTGTCAAAACAAAGTGAATCGACGCAATCTGTTTGTCTTGTTTAGACGTTTGCGTCGGTTTTGACACATCCTCAACGTGTGATAGCTAGTTTTTTTGCATTGAGTAAATAAAACTCTTTGTAATTAAATAAATAAACGACGCTCAGCGTCAGGAGTTCATTATGAACAATCAAACAGTAAATAAACTCGTTGATATAATACTCAAAGAGTCAAAACTAGACCAATTAGCTGGTCAAGATGACATTAGAACATTTGTACTTAACTCTGTTGAGCTTATGTATGCTAGACTCTTTGAGGATAACTTTAGCATATGTAATAAACTTGATAAGCCTCAGACTAACGCTTATGGTAAACCCATAGTTAGAAGATATTCGGCTAATCAAGATAGATTGCATGCTAATGCACAAATGCAACGTAATAAAATGCTAGAACTTGGCATTGATAAAATTGCAGAAGAATGTCGAGCTGACTTCAATAGCAGATACCCTAGAAAACAAAGCTAGTAATCTAGCAAGTAGCAGAGTCACTTTATGTGGCTCTGTTATTTTTGGTTCAACGCATTATACCAATGGGAGCAGTGAATTGCTGTTCATCTGGAATGATATGTTGTAATATAGTAGAATATATATAGAAAACAAGGAGACAATTATGTTTGAAAAACTAAATCTATTAACACAATTGCGAGATCGTGTAGTAGTACTCAATGAAAATAACTTAATTAATTTACCTGATGAACATAAAAATACATCACTTGAATCAGGTGCAAAGTGTGACCTTTCATATCATCAAGGCTATCGAGATGGCATACAATCATGTCTCTCTATGATTAATACATGGTTAGATAATGAACATGATGATATGGAAGAAGAATCTGATGATATGTATCAGATGATGGGAAAGAATAAGAAACTGCCAGACTGACTGAGTCTGGAGTATCTGTGGGATAGATAGGTATTGATTGGGGATAAGCTCATGATTGTGAACCGTCAGTGCTTATCTATCCTTAATAAATTAACAAGAGGAATAACAAATGAAAATAATAAATCAAGAAGAACGATGGAAGCTTGAACTTGAAATGGTTGGCGGAGATTGTATTCATTATGAAACTTATTGGAGTCCAATAACTAAAAA